CAATACCAACATTACCAAAAATTTCAACTAGCCCTCCTGCAGTACCACCCAAAATTTCAGTAGCAGCATAAAGTTTACTAACTTGGTCTTCAGTTGCAATAACTTGTCTTCTTGAACCTTCAGCAATTCCTGATATAGTCTTGGAAATATCACCAATATCTCCACCTAAACGAATAATACCCGCGGCTGACTTAGCAGCAGCATCATTCATTTCGTCAAGTCTTACTCTACCCCCAACAAACGCCACATTGAGTTTATCGGCCTCATTAGCCATGTCCTCAATTGACTGTAATATTTTATCTATAGGAGAACCTAAACTGTCAATATTTTTTTTAAGGTTGTCGTACGATTCGTTAAGATTATCTGCCATTACAATTATTTAGTTTCCATATAAATAGAAGAAGGACTAATTTTTTAGTCCTTCTTTTTATCTTCAATCCATTTATCCAATAAATATTTTCTTACAAACAACGGCATTCTTTCAAAATCTTGATAAGAAATATTCATTAATGTTGTCAGATAGTAAAATTCATCTATCTGTATCTTTCTATAATCAGAAGAAAGGGCGAAAAAAGTCAGCCCCAAACCCAACATTAACTGTTAGTTTTTCTCCTGACGGGGCTGTAATTGTTTTGGTCATATCCAATCTTGGTTCGTTTTCATTCATAAAGTTTCTTACGAATTTTGAGTCAGAGATTGGCATTGACTCAACAAATTTTGCAATCATAGCTTTGTCAGTTGAACCATCAACTTCAATAATTTCTTTTTGCATTCTCCAAGTAATTTTTGGAACAACTCTTCCTTGTGGATATGTTTCAGCCATTTTACCAATCTCCATAATTTCACCATAACTTAATGGTTTTAATTTAATTGATGATTGAGATTTTGGTAATAAAATAGTAAATGAACCATCTTCACTTGGTTGTTGTCCATTAATAATAGTTAGTTGGTCTAACGATACGGTACTTTTAAATGGTTTTTTAGTTACAGGGTCTGTAACATTTAATACCATTTCAGGACCAAATCCAGTATTTCTTAAAAATATTAAAATTGCTTCAACATCACCCTCAATTAAATCTTCAACCTTAACATCTGGTTCATAAATTTTTGCCCTCAATAAAGTCATTGTTAAATCAGCGGCACCACCCATCAAAATGTTTTCATCTGATGCGGTAAGATAACCAACTTTAATTGATTTCTTTTTGTTTTTATAAAAAATACCTTGTGATGGTAATTGTACCACATCGTGTGGTAGTGTGAAATTGTCTTGACCGTGGTCTCTTGATTGATTGTCCATATATAAAAATAACCGTAAAGTTTATTAGCTTTACGGTTAAATATAAGTGAGTGTAATTTTATGTAAAGTGAATTAGTAAACTAACACACATCTATCCATTCTCAAAGAAGCTGTAATATCCGCTAACGCATCTTGACTATAAGATAATGTTCCGAAGTTTACATCAGTTAAGAATGTTCCGTAAAGAATCCATTTCTCAACAACAACTCCTGTTGGGTCCAACATCTCAAGGTCGATGTCTTTTTTGTAACCCGCAGCATAACCCATACGACCTGTCACCGATTCAGCGTGTAAACGAACCCACTCCATAAGAGCCTGAGCCGCTGATGGTCCAATAGGGTCACGGAACTTAACACTGATTGGGTCCCAGTTAAATCTACCAGCTACAAATGTAGAGGTGTTTAGAAATTGTATTTCAGTTGAATTAATCTTAATTGATGGTCTTGCAGCACTTTCAACAAACCATTCGTTGATACCCAAACTTGACGGAAACCTTAAAATAAAACGGTTTTGGCGTTTTGGTTCGTAAGGTATCGGCATTTTCATTAATAAATCAGCCATGTTATTTTAATTTTTTTTTGTTTTTTTTTTGTTGTTTATATCCTATAAATATAGTCTTGTTAAAAAATTTTTCTCTTTACTTTTATTTTGTCGGGATTATAATCTACTTATATTCCTTCTTAACGCCTCCAGCAGTAGAATAAGTCTTAACTATATTATCTGGTTTATCTTTAAAATGTTTACTCATTACTTCTACATTTCTTATATCATCGTCTGAAAATCCTATACTAGGTTCCATTGGTATAAAGTTATTTGAAATGTCATTTTTAATAAATGCTTTCTTATTAAGTATACCAGCCATCCCTTTTATATAAGAAACAAAATCTTCCATTGCCCTAACTTTTAATTCTTCAGGGTTGGCAGCATCTCCTTCTCCAAAAGTAACTGGATGATATTTGTTGAGTTCTAAATATGATTTAATTAAATCGTCGTCACTCATTTCTTCCTCACCGACAAATGTCCTATATTTTTTAAGGTTCTTAACTAGTTGGTCTTTATCAATACCATTAAAACCACTCACGATATAATTATATACCGCTTGTTTTAATGTTTCAGGATTGTGACCTCTAGCCGTGATTATTGAAAAAATTGACCCGTTATTGATTGCTTCTCTGAAATCACCAAATGCTGGACCTTCTTTTGCTCTCATCACATCAATTAAAAAATCTTTATCACCTTTGGTTCTAAAATTTCTAAAAGGTTCTTCCCCAAATCCAACTATGGTATCTCCTTTATATTGAAATGGTTTTTTTCCCAAAACATGTCTATATTCCGCAAAATCATCCGTACTCATACCAACTTCATTACCATCTTCCGTTTTAACCATGATTTTTGTTGGCATATGAACAATATTGTCATCCCAATCAAAGGCATAGTATTTCATATCTGGAGTACCTTCCTTGTTAAATCCTTCTCTAAGTTGTTTTCTCATATTAGGCAATTAAAGGGGATACCGAAGTATCCCCATTAAGTTTATTAAATATTTTCAAACGAAGCTCCTGTTGGAGTGATGAAGAACTCAATATCAATGAATTCTAATGCCTTCGTAGGTTTTAAGTAGATTTTACCTACTAGTCTGTTAGCATCTAAATCTTCAGGTGTTGAAGACACTGTTACACGGAAATCATAAAGACCTCTATCTCTTCTGATTGAATCCAAGATTGGATTTACACTATCCAAGAATTGTTGTCTAACAATTTGGTCATTTTGTTCAAATAACAATCTAACTGCAACTGCTGAAATCAACTTACGAGCTTGAAGTAATAATCTTCTTACATTCAATCTGTTAAGTGCCGTATCAGCAACTTGTAATGTTTTGTTACCCCAAATTACAGTTCCAACATCAGAGAAAGTTGCGATAGGGTTAATTCTACCTTGATATAATGTATCTCTATCAGTTTGTGTAAGTTTTTGTCTAGCTTTGATTGAGTTTACAAGACCTCTTGTGTAACCCGCTGATGCGAACCATGGGAATGAAATGTTATCAGTCAACGCTAAGTTTCTACAAACCTCACCAGTTGGTGGTAAGTAAATTTGTGTATTATTAACTGTATCACGAACTAATATCCAAGGATAATAAGTTGCGGTATAGTTAGAGTCAATTCCTGTGTTATCAAGATTATCTACCGCTTCTTGAGAGTAGATAATATCTTGAGGATTTGTTGAATCAGGAGTGTACATGTTGTAGTCAGGGGTTGTTGCGATATAAACCGAGTCTGCTCTTGAATATTGAACCATGTCAATTGCTTCTTCAACAAGATTAGAGTTATTGATATAATCAATACTTGAAGTTGCGAATATGTTAATGTTTGTAGATTCAGGATTTGCAAATGTTAAGATACCAAGTAAGTAAGCGTAGTAGTCAGTATTTGCAAAATCTTGAGTGTTATTTTGAACAACAATTCTCTTGAATAAACCATCACCTGTAGCTGTTGGGTATCTTGAAGATGCTGATGCACCTGCCAAGTAACCTGAAGCTCCTAATTGGAATCTGTCTTGGTTAGTTCTCCATTCTCTGTAGATATCCCAACCATCAAAACCACCAGCAAAACATACTGTGTATTTTCTTGAGTATATAAAGTAGTAAGGATTTTCTTGAGTTTGAGGGTCATTGGTGAAATCAGCAACACCACATTCAAATGCTGTTTGACCACTTGACATATAAGTGTTAGCAATTGTAACAACCGTAGCACCTGAGTCCATGTGGAAACCTTTACTGATAATATTCCAAGGTTGACCTTCAACTAAAGGATTTGAAATCCAGTTTGAAGGATTCTGTTTTCCTTTATATGTTAAGAAAGATTCGTCAATACCAAATTGAGTTGAAAAACCTAAATAACTTCTTCTAACAATGTCTCCCGCAGATTCAACAGGTGCTCCACCCGCATTTGCACCAAATGGTGGGTTAGATATAACCTCTCCAGGATAATAGTATTTTGTTTTAAATTTAGGATATGGTGAAGGGTATGTATCAAAACTTGAATATTCTCTTTGTGTATAACCATAGAAACCACAAGGTAATGCGTCAATAGGTGCCTCATCAGCCATTTCAATCATAATGTATTTTGAAATTAAAGCAAATTCACCGTTAGACGAACCAATTTTCTTAGCAACGAAGTTGTTAGATGCTGGGTCCATATTACAGTTTGTAAATTTCTCAATAACAACTGGATTAGCATCCGTATCAAAGAAATTTCTAACTAAAACATCAAAACTCATGTTGTTATACGATAGATTCGCAATTGAAACTTTAACTTCAGTATTTGCAGCATCTCCATCAGAAATTGAAATGAACTTGAATAATTTATAAACTTTATTACCTCTTAATTCTGAAACTAAAAATGGTGTTTCAGGTGATTGGTATCTTTCTAAATTATACGCAATAGATGATGAATTTTCACTTCTAGCATCAGGTAATGCAATTAAATCACATGCCAAACCACGAATATATCCTTGATTATAGGCATAATTTAAAGAACCCTGATAAGCTTCCTCAACATAAATTGGGACTTCAAATCTTGATTTTCCAAAATTATCCACACCTAATACTTTAGTGATATATTTTGAATCCGAAGCTAACATAGATGCTTCAAATGTGAATGTATTGTTATCTTTAGTTACACCTGATAACAAGAACTGTGAATATGGTGAACTTGTGATTTCTGAATATTGTCCTGTACAAATTAATTGAAGGTTGTTTGGTACCCAAGTGTTATTATTATCGTAATCAATACCAACTTCATAAACGGGTCCATGGGAAATACTTGAACTATTGTTTTCATAGTTTGAAATACCTCTTGAACGAAGAGTTGCAATCACCATGTTGTTAAACTCTGTATAAGGAGTACCTGTAAATGTATATGAATTACCTACAACAGTACCTGTGAAAGCTCCACTAGCACCTGAGATTAAATTTGAAACTGAGTAATAGAATGAATACCCTGTGTAGTTGTTAGTTAATGAATCTCCGTTTTGGAAATTAAAGTCAGCATAATACCAAGAATCATTATTACTTGCAGTTAAATCATTTTGTGCGAAATTATTTTCACAATCAAAAGGGTTTATAATTGTTGAATATTGACCAGTTACTGAAAAATATGCTGATTCAGGAATTGCACCATATATTACAGCGGTTGTTGCTGATGTTGATGGTGTGTCCATGACAGCATCCAAATAGGTGTTAAAATCTGTTTGTAATGAAGATGTACTTCCATCTTGTAATTTGTATTGAACTGAAAAGTTTGCAATAACCTGTGCAGGTAACGAACCTGAAATAAAGTTCACAGTATTTCCTGTTGAGTTCCCTGTGAATGTTGCAGTAAATGATGTTCCAGTAGATGGGTCACCAATAGTTGTTGGGTCTACATTTGCTGTAACTGCAAGAGACCATGATGGACCTGCATCGTAACCCGATAAACCTAAAACTCTTGTAACAAACAATTGGTTTGATTGTTGTAAATATGATTTAGCGATATATGCCGCCTCATACTTTGGTATTTGAGTGTTATAAAACTTAACGGGCTCAGTTCCCCCGAAATAAGCTTGAAACTCATCGTAGTTAGTTATGAATACTGGTTCAAATGCTGGACCTTTGATAGTTTCTCCAACAAGACCTAAAGTCGTTACACCCACACTTTGGGCTACGAAAGATAAGTCGGTTTCAGATGTGTACACCCCTGGTGATACATATACTTTTTGATTTGCTTGTGCTGTTGCCATTATTAAATTGTTCTGTTACAGATTTATTTTATTGATAAATATTCAATATTATATGAAAAAACTTTACTTTTGGATAAGTATTTATAATCGGTAGGAAATAATTCTACCTTTTTTCATACCATGAAAACAAAGAAAGAAATTAAAAATATAAAAATATCCCCTGAATCACATGAAATACTAAAAAAGTACTGTGATAAGAGGGGAATTAAGATTTATAAGTTTTTGGAAAAATTAATTATAGAAAAGTGTAAAGAGAAGAAAGATATCTACGGAGAAGATTAAACTAACTTACTATCAAATGCAATTTTTGATTCTTTTGTATTATCTGTTTTTGTTACTTCAATTCTCAAAACATCGTTTGTTGTAATCTGAATTAATGCA